GTCCGTGGCGGGAAGTGCCCGCGAGAGGCCCCAGTAGCTCAGGAGGCCAACGAGGGCGCAAAACAGGGCTGTGTGCGTGAGGGTGCGGTGCCCGTTGGTGTGCTGCGGATCGGCGCCGCGCCGAGTCAGCCCGTAGACGCCCTTCGACAGCTTGATCAGCAGCCAGGACAGGATCCAGGTGACCGGTGGTACCGCCTTCGTGAGCCTGGACTTGGGGTGATCCAGGTCCGGCACCAGCGCGCCGAGTGTGGCACCGGCCACGAACGCGACGGCACTCGGTACCAGGCCGAGCGGATGCGGTGCCAGCGGTGCCAGGGCGAGGCCGAACAGCGCGCCCTGGGCCATGTGACCGGGTGCCATCATCGAGACCACCCGCCCCGGTTGGTTTCGGACGGCTCCCAGCAGCATGGTCCTACGGTGATGTGGAGATTGCGGGACCAGCCGATCGTGGCACCCACTTCGAACCGCTCCTGGCACTGGGCACAGGTGCCGTCATAGAGGGCCACCCGCGTCTCGTAGTCCACGCCCGGCGCGTCCGAGCCCGGTCGGTCCGTGGTACCCAGCATCTGCTCGACCTCGCGGTCGGGCGGCTTGCCGTTGCACCAGCTGCACGAGTACCGGGCCAGGTCGTGCTTGCAGATGTCCGGTACCGGCTGCGGCACGAACGGCGGCAGTTTCGGCAGGCCGGTCAACTTCTCCTCGTTGTCGTCGAAGTAGCTCACACGGCACCGCCCATCTGGTCTGGCACAACCAGGCTCCAGCACTGCTCGGCGCCCTCGTCGGTGGCCGCGAACTCGGCGTCAGCCTGCACCTCGGCGATCGTGATGGCCGCCCGCAGCGTGTTCACGTCGATCGAGAAGTCGGTGCGGTCCTTGCCGAGGTGGGCCAGGGTGTGCATGACCATGGTCTGCCACCAGTCGGCGCCCTCGTCCTCGCCGAGGTCTACCGCGCTGGCGACGAGGATGCCGTAGGGGTAGGCGCGGGCCTGCGCGCACGGCTCACAGCGGCCCACGGTGATCGGGATGCCGGGGATGGCGTCCACGACCTCAATCTGCCGGTCGTCGCAGACCTGGCATTTGCCGACGTACTCGTCAGGCCGGAAGTCCAGTTCCATGATCAGTCCTCCGCGACGCCATCGAAGCGCCCGCGCTTGGCGGCATCACGCTGGGCCTGCCGCAGGTTGCGCACACCCTCGGTGTACTTGTCCGGCACGGCGACCGGGTTGAAGCGGTCCCAGCGCGCCTGATACTCCTCCAGCATCTTGGCCAGCTCGCCCGAGTCCTTGACGCGAGTGACGCGCATCCAGCCCTCGTCGAACTCGGCGGTGACGTTCTCCTGGCCGTACGTGGCGTAGAAGATGTGCAGCAGGTGCTCCAGGCAGGCCATCAGGCCGTTGGTGCTCGCCTGCATGTCCATCACGGCGTTGAAGACGATCGTGGTGCGATCGGCCTCCGCCAGGTCGTTGATGCTGGTCGGTCGAGGCTGACTCATCGTGTGCCCTCCGGTTGGTGGATCGTGCTCGCCAGCCTAGGGTACCCCCCCGACTCGCGGGGGCACAATCGTCAGTCCAGGCCCAGGCGTGTCCTGGCCGCCTTCACCCGCTCGACCATGGTCGACTCGGGCTTGTAGAGCGTCCCCCGAGGCGACTCCCACATGCCGTCCGACCTGACTTTCCAGTCCGCAGGGTCGTATTGGTCCTTGCGGACCGACCGGCGCGTGTTGCGGCTCGGTGGCCTGCGGACCAGCGGATCCGGGTCGTCGCGGCTGGACAGCTCGGCCAGGTCGTAGGCGTGCCCGCGCCACTGCGCATAGGCCGCGATCTGGGCCTCGGTGAATGCCGCCTGGATCGCAGCGACCAGCTCCTGCTGCGTGCGGGCGACGGCCGCCCAACCCTGCGTCGTCGGTGTGGTCACTCGCAGCGCACCCTGTGGCAGCTGCTCGATCTGCACCAGGACCGAATTCACCTGGTTGCGGATCCTTGCCGGGCCTGGCACCTCGTTGCCGTTTGTTGCCGGCCGTTGCCCCGAGGTGCGGTGTGTTGCCGACTGCGGGCGGATCTCGGCCACGGTCACCACCGCCGTCCGCTCTGCCCGGCTCGGGCGATCTGGATCTTGGAGGTGCGGGTGGGGATCTTGGTCTTCGCCCGCGTGATCGTGGTGGGACCGCCGATCTTGGACATCTGCGTCATGCCGTGCACGTCGGTGTCCATCCGGTCCGGGCTCTTTTGGCTCTCCTGCCAGCTGATCATCTGGTGCTCCAGCTCGGGGAAGAACCCCACGTGGTGCGCGTGGCCGCCCGAGTACAGCGGAGCGATGATCTTGGCACGGAACGTCTTGCTGCCCTTCGCGGGGAACGAGCGCACCGGCACGCCCGAGACCGGCAGGTCCATCGCCTGCGGCACCAGTGACCACAGCTCGATCAGGTTGTATTCCAGGTTGGTCTTGTCCACCGCGTCCGCGTCGTCGCGCGCCAGTGCCTTGACCGCCTTGTTCAGCAGGTCAGGCGGGATGCTGGGTGGATACTTCTCGCCGTTGAACGGGCGCCACAGCTCGTGCAGCTTGCGGGCCTCGCGGGCGATGTCCTTCCACACCACGCGGGCCTGTTTCTTCAGCCCGGACAGCGACTGCTCGTAGGCCACCTCATCGGCGCCGAACTCCAGAGCGGCCAGGAAGGCAACGCGCAGCCAGCGCCCGGCCGTCATGTGGTCACTGCGGTCGGCCAGCAGGTAGAAGTCCTCATCCACGCCCTTGCCAATCACCATCACGCCGGCCTCGTCACCGTCGCCCTCGTTGTCGGCAGGGTCGACGTACACGGCGGTGCGGATCAGCTCGGGTGCCTTCGTGACGCGATGGCGGTCGAACCAGTCTTGCTGGAACACGCCACCAGCTGGGGGTGCCGGGTGGCCCTGGTACAGCGCGGCCCACCAGCGCTCGCCCACGTCCTTGCGGATCTGCGGCCAGTCGCGTCCCTCTTTGCGGGCCGAGGTCAGGAACTCGCCCGGTTTGCGGCCCAGCGGGTCGTCACCCTCGGCCTGCGCCCGGATCATCAGCCGCGACCACATCTGCGTCGGCTCGGCGTCGTCGCGCTTGGCCAGCCAGCCGATCAGGTCATCCTCGTGCCAGCGGGTACCGATCACGATCATGATGGCGTTGCCGGCCAGTCGGGTCGTCGCGACCGCCTGGAACCAGTCCTTCATGACTTTCCGCTGCTGCGGGCTGTCGGCCGCCTTGGCGTCCTTCACCGCATCGTCCACGATCAGGATGTCCGCCGATCGGCCGGTGAACGCCGATCCCACGCCGACTGCGGTCATGCCGCCGTTGACGCGGCCAGGCACGTCGGCCAGCTGCCAGTTGGTCTGCTGCGCGCGGTCCGGGTCGAGCAGCAGGCCCAGGTGGTCCTCCTGCTTCACCTTGTCCGTGTCGCCCTTGTAGCCGCCGCCATAGGACTCGATCAGCTGACGGACGGCCAGGGTGGACCGTGCCGCGATGCCCTGCTCGTAGGAGGCGACCACGATGCGTCGGGTGGGATCGCGCAGCAGCAGCCACAGTGGCGCGGCCGTGCCCAGCCGCAGCGTTTTGCCCTCCTGGGGAGGCGTGGAGATCAACCAACGACGCTCGGCGCCCGCGTCCGCCTTGATCACCGCCTGATCGAGCTCGACCATCATCTTGGTCTGCACGACCTCGGGGTTGGCGAACTTGGCGATATGACCGGGGGAGCGGAACTGCCGGATGGCCTGCCGACGCTTGAGGATGCGCTCCAGGCGCAGCTCGGCCAGTCGTCGCTCACCAGGGTTCAGCTGCTCCAGCCGAGCCCGCACGGCCTCCTCGACCGAGGTCAACCGACTTCAGCGTCCAGGATCATCGGCAGGTCACTGCCGTTCTCCAGCAGCTCCAGCACCTCGGCCACCGTGGTGTCGATGCGCTTGTTGCTGACCTCGACCTTGATGGCCGCATTGAGCCCGAGCAGCCCGGCCGTCCGGTCGCTGATCTGGAGGATGATGCGCGCCGCGACCGCGTCACCCTGGAGCGCCTTGGCCATCCACGCTTTCTTCAGTAGCCGCAGCGTCTCCAACTCCCGCGCCAGCAGCAGCTCACGCTGATCGTGGTTCTCGGCCATGATCGCGCTGCACTCGTTGGTGAACAGTCCCTCCGCGACCTTCGAGGTAATGCCCATCGCCTGGCCGGCTTGGGCAATGGTCAGGCCGGACGCACACAGCTCGACCACCCGAGCACCCTGTACGGCACGGAGGGCGACGACTTTGCTGGTCTCGGTGGCGTACTCGCGCTTGGCCACGTCTACCTCCGATCTCGCGACAGGCTTGGGACTCTCACAGACCGGCGATGTGCCGCAGCTCGTGCAGCATCTCCTCGGTGGTCCAGCTCTGCCACAGCACCGCGCTCACCTGGTTCGGTCGGCAGGCCCGTTGCGCCGCGTAGTGCCAGAACCGCTCGGCCCGCGTCCGGGCGCCCTTGATCCATGACTCATTCTGCATGGAGCCTCGTGCGGCCCGCTGATCTGCGGCCCGACGCTCATCCTTGATCAGGCAGACCGTGATCGGGATGGAGAGCTCGATCGCCGTGTCGACGAGCCGCTTCACGCCGAGGCGCGCACCCTCGCCAAGGATGACCGGCACGCCGCCGCCCTTGGTCTCGCGCAGCCAGCGGTCCACGCCGACGATCGCGGTCATGCTCATCGCGTCGGTACCGGGATAGCCCTCGGGGTGCTTGCCGGCTCGGCAGCCCAGCTCCAGGCCCACGGTGGCCGGCAGGGGGCCGATGTCCTTGCTGAGCAGCTGCGCGGGCGAGGGAGGCACCCGCAGCTGCTCACGTCTCGGCTGTCCGTCCAGGATGTGTCGCTGATACGGCTCGGTGAGACGATCCATCAGCGTCGACTTGCCCACGCCAGGCTCACCCACGATGTAGACGATCTTCGTCATGCCAGCGCCTCCACGATCCGCTCAGTCGCGGCTGGCGCGATCGCGTACCCGGTCCGATGGAAGCCCAAGACCGGCTGATGAAAACTCGAGTTTTCTCGATCTTGGTCCACGTCCTTGCAGCGCATTCCGACCTCGGCCGTCCAGCCGCTGAGCGTGGTGACCATGCCCACCTCGTGCGCCGCCAACAGCATCTTGCGGGCCTGCTCCATGGCAGCGGGCGCGCTGCTCGCCGAGGAACTGCCCAGCCGCACCAGGTCGCCGATCCAACCGCAGGCGATCGTCTTGTACGGGGCGAAGTGGTGCAACCGCAGCCTGGAGGTGACAAGAGCGGACCGGCTCGGGTGCGTCCAGGTCACGCCGTAGGTGACGCCGATCGCGTCCGGGTGCCGGGCGCCGGTCGCCCACAGCACGCGGTCCGCCTTGATCAGCTCGGCGTTGTTGCCGTCGCCCACCTTCACGCCCTGCGGGTGCGCCTCGGCGTAGGCGCTCACGTGCGGCACGATCAGCGGCTCACGCGGGTCGAGCGCGTGCCAGTCCTCCTCGTAGCGCGCCTCTCGCCCCGGCTTGCGGTAGTTGGTGACATAGCCGCCCTCGGTCACGTTCATGTTCCACTTGCGGTAGAGCTCCAGACTGCGGTCGAACAGGGCGAGCTGATCGCCGTGGTGATAACCGCGCCGCAGCAGGGCGAACGCGGCCTCACTGGCGGGGTTGGGCTCACTGATGAGCAGGTGCGAGATCCCCCGGTCATCCAGGTGTCTCGACAGGGATGAGCCGACGATGCCGGCACCCACCACGATGATCATGCGCGCTCCACTATCTCGCCGGTCTTCATGAACACGGTCTTGCGTGCTGGGTCGGGGCCGACCCAGCCGTGCAGCTCGCCGAGGTATTCGCGAGGCAACGCCTGGTGCCGGGCGTCCAGTGCGTACACGGTGACCTTGCTCGGTACCGCGTAGAGCTGAGCCAGCATCTGGTCGATGTCGTTGCCGAGGTAGTAGTGCCCACGGCTCAGGCTGTGGAAGTCGCACAGGCTCGTCTCGACATATCCCAGGTCAGTCTCATCGAGCTCGTCCGCGAGACGCTGCGTGAGCTTGTCCAGGTACTCGATCGTGGTCTGCGTGTTGTCGGTCGGCAGCCTGCCGTAGAGCAGGCTCAGGCCTTTCCGTGGCCCCGAGCTGTCCGCGTGCGCCGCGTCCGGCACCGTCAGCGGGATGCCGAGCACCTTCTGCGCCATCTCCGCTGTCTTGTATGCGGCCCAGCGGCCGTTGCCGTAGACGAGTGTCAGCCGCTGGGTCAGTTCGGCCCAGGAGGGCGCACACAGCAGGGCGTACGGGCCTCCGTAGGCGCGCATCGCATCCAGCAATGACCACCAGTGGGCGGTGAGCTTGAGCGGGTCGCGGTGCCCTCGGCGCTCCGTCGCGCACGGCAGCTTCGCCAGCTCGATCCTCGGCGTGCCGGGCAGCGGCATCCGCGCGTGCACCGCCAGCGCCGAGCCCAGGTGGTAGTAGGCGACGTGCAGCAGGATCAGCCAAGCCCGCTCGTCGTCGGACAGGCCGTGCTCCAGCATGTACTCGCGCAGCACCGGGTAGACCGGGTCAATGTCCTTCGTGGCCATCTGGAGCAGGTGCCAGCGCCGGTAGACCTCCAGGGTCGACGTGACCTTCACGGCTGCACCAGCCCCTCGGCGAGCTCGGCTGCGTATCGGCGTTCCCGCTCGGTGCGCTTGTGCTGGGCATAACGAGTCTCCTGGGCCGTGGTCGCGCAGTCCTTCATTCCCCGCAGCGCGTAGAACACGACCGAGTAGCGGTAGGCGTCAGTGGTGCCGGTCTTGTGCATCGGCGTCACGCCGTGCACCAGCCGGAAGCCAGGGAACGAGACGCACCAGGAGTCGCGGCAGTCGATCACCAAGCCGTACTCGGGGATGTGCAGGTGGCCACCCCGGATGCCTCGGCGGACCACGGGCATCGCGGACCACACGTCGTAGTTCGAGCTGTCCGTGTGGTACGGCATCGCCACCGTGCGGTTGATCACGCCTGATGTCCAGATCGTGTCCTCCAGGCGCCAGTCCGGGCCTATGTCGCGCGTCTCGTCCGCACTCGCGGCCAGCTCGTCGACAACCGTCACGCCGAGCTGACGCTGGCAGGCCGCCGCGTAGTGCTCCAGCACCGCAGTCGAGGCGCAGCCCTCGCGCTGGAAGACCGGCTTGCGCGGGGCGGTGCCGAACGTCGCCGAGTAGGTGCGGTACCCGCTGCCGGCCCGGTTGACGCCGTTGAACTCCTTGATCGTGCGCACCGCCCAGCGCAGGTCCGAACAGTTGCCCAGCGGGGCGTAGAGGGCGACCGGACGGTTGGTCTCCGCATCCAGCGCCAGCGTGTGCTCGGTGACGTTCGGCTCCAGGGTCGGCACCTTGTGTCCGACCAGCTGCGCCCGCGCCTCGGCGTGCTCCATCATGCGGGCGACCGCGATCGTCTTCACAGGCCGTTGTCCTTGCAGTAGCGCATCGCCAGCTCAGCCACCGTGTCCGAATAGGTGGAGGTCTCGAAGTGGGCCATCATCTTGTCCAGCCGCTCGACCAGGTGCACGTACGCGTCATCGGACAGCATGATCACGACCGAGCGCACGCCGTTGCCGACGTAGTCCTGGTGCTGCTGATCGAGGGTGCGTGCGGCCCGGTCGCCGGACACCTCACCGTCGTCCAGGAACGTGGGCGGTGCGGCATCGGCGGTCTCCTCCAGGGCTGCCCGCAGGTCATCCAGGTCACCGTGCTCAAAACCGGCCTCGAACAGCAGGCCGACCGAGTCGAGCTGTCCCAGCAGCTCCATCAGCGCCGCGTCGTCATAGCCCGCGTTGTCGCTGGTGCGGTTGTCGGCCGCGAGCACGGCCAGCGCCTTCTCGGCGCTGCAATCGACGAACGTGGCGTAGATCTTCTTGAGTCCGAGCTCCTTGGCGATCCGCCAGACGTGGTTGTGGACGATCACGTCCTTGCTCTCGTCGTGCACCACGATCGGGGCGTACTGGCCGTGGTCCTCCAGTGACCGCCTGATGCGCTCCTCGTCGCTGCGTCGGGCGTTGCTCGGGTGCGCGTGAACCGAGTCGATTGCCACCAAGCGGGTACGAAGGATCTTCACCTGTTCGCCCATGAACCGGATGGTAACCCCCGGTCGGAGCGGTGTGGATCAGGCACGGACCAAATGGCGCGTCTCAGAAGTTGGTCGAGCCGCCCGTGCCCGGATCGGTGCCCATGTCCTGGATGAACATGTCGACGGTGCGGGACACGCTGCCGCCACCGATGTTGACCGAACCCGTGCCGGCTGCCCGGAAGTAGGCCAACAGCACCTTGAAGGTCACAGCCGAGGATGCGACGTAGAAGCCACAGATACTGGCCGCCGCAGGCTGTGCTCCGACAGTCGAGGGCACCGAGCGAAACGTCTCCTGCATCAGTGAGCTGGTGCCGCCACTGACGACCGGCGTGGTGCCGTCGATCGAGTAGGTCAGGAAGATGTCCAGAATGTCGCTGGTGACTGTGGAGAAGACCTGGAACTCGTTGGTGTAGACGCGGTACAGGTGGCCGCTGATCAGTGTTGCGTCGACCTCCATGCACTTCTGTGCGCTGGCCTGCGCCGAGCCCGTGGTGGCGGTGCCGGCCGTGGACCGGGTGCCACGGGCAATGACCGGTCCCGCGTGTCCGTCGACGTAACCCTTGGTGGCGTAGTCGCCTGCTGCGGCTGGCGTGCTGGCGAGGTGGATGAACCCGCCCACGGTGAGATCGACCGGAGCCACCTGCGGCATGGACAGCGGCATCGGCTACCTCCTCAGGACTCGAGTTTTCCCTTTCCGGATAAGATACTTACCCGCTAAGGCTGTCTGCAGCTCAGGTCCGCAGCTCGGCCGTGTACTGGCCGGTCGTCGGCGCGGTGCCGAAGTCCAGAGTGGCGCTCGCCGAGCCGGTGGCCGCGCTCACGTAGCACTGCACCTGCGCGTTGTCGCTGTTGCGGTAGACCGCCACCATCAGCCGCCTGCCCGCCGCAGGGGTGTACGGACTCGTCACCGTTACCGAGGTGCCCGAGCCCGGCACCGGTACCGCGACCGTGGCACTGCGGCTCACGGTGTTGTCGACCGCGATGCCCGAGGTAGTGCTGATGCCGCCACCGGACGCGGCCGTCGCGGTGATGTTGTTGCTGCCGTCGATGCCGATCGAGGCTGTGCCGTGATAGACGAGACTGGCCGCGAACTGCACGATGGTGACTGCGGTCGTGCCGATCGTGACGGCCGTGGTGTTGTTGTCGATCCAGGACGTGCCCGCGCTCGTGCCGTTCTGCACGTACCACAGGGCGCCTGGCCCCTCCTCCTGCGGTGTGACCCGAGCCCAGGAGCCCGAACTGGCGATGTAGACGCCGTTCTGGGTGGTGGTCGTTTGCGCGGTGCACAGGATCCGGTCACCGGCCACGGGGGTGTACCCGTTGACCGTGGTCAGGCCGTTGAGCGTGGTGTTGACCAGTGCGACCGTCTTGACGTTCGCCTTGGTGTCCAAGCCCGCCTGTGCCGACTGGATCGCTCCATCGACATAGGTCTTGTTGGCCGCGTCCGTGCCCGTGGTGGGCGTGCCGACTGCGGTCACCCGCTGGCTGTTCATGTTCACGGCTGCTGTCGGCGCCGCGAACTGGTCGAGCCGCTGGGCCTGCGCGTCCGCGATCGCCTGCGTGTCGAAGTCGCTGATCGCTGCATGCGTGCGCTGGCCGGTCGAGTTGGCGAAGTTGGTGTAGAAGCTGGCCGGCTGCCCGTTGAGGTTGGTCGCGTTGCCGGCCGTCGTGGCGGTCGTGGCCGTGGTCGCGCTGGTGGCTGTCGTGGCCGTAGCCGCGTTGCGCGCGTCCGGCAGGCGGAAGGCTGGGGTGGCGTCGCAGACGTACAGGTTGCCGTCCGTAGACAGCCAGATCATGCGTCCCTGATCGGTCGCGCTCGCGCCCGGCAGGCTGCTCACCGGCTCCAGGGTGAAGTTGAAGTTGGCGAACGAGCCGTGGTCAACCGGCCCACCAACCGGCAGGTTGTTCGTCATGAGCTACCTCGCCTCGATATAGCCGGTCGCTGGTGAGCCCCAGTCGACTTCCACGGTGTTGATGTCCAGGTGCCGGTAAGCCACCAGCGTCATCACCCGCTGCGCGTTCAGCACGGTGATCAGCGGGTACCGCCCGAGGTTGTGTGTCCACGTCCAGGTCGCGCTCGGCACGCTTACCGCGAACTCGGTCGGCGCCGAGTAGGGGACAGCGGGGATCCAGTCGCCGTTGCTGGAGTAGGTGAGCACGTCGCCCGGCTGCACACCCAGGGTGTCCACGTCGATCAGGTCGGACAGCGCGTAGGAGAACGGCGGGCTGCCCGGTCCGGTCGGCGCGTCGATCAGCAGGGAGCGCAGGGTGTGCGTGGCGGTGCCATCCGGCATGCGGATCGCCCACAGGTGCCCGTCTGGTGCCTCGGTCTCGTCCACCAGCCAGTAGTTGTCCGGGGCCTCGAAGGTGTCGTTAGCCGGCAGGGTTGCGGTCCAGGCGCCGTTGTGGTCGGTGTCCACGGCCAGCTTCTGCACGACCTCGCCCGTGCCGTTGAGCAGGAACGGGTTGAGGGGGGCGATCAGCGAGATGCGCACCGTCACCTCTTCGAGGCCACGGCCGGTGCCGTCGATCAGGGTGTTGGTCACGGAGCCCACAGCGGCAGACTACGGGGCCTGATCAGCTGCGCGGGCGAAGACATGGCGCTGCCCCCGACATACCCAGGCGTCGGGGGCAGCTTGTTACAAGGGGTGGCTTGAGGCTACATCAGCACCTTGACGATCTCGGCCCACATGCTCGGGCGCCACAGGTAGCCGTTGGGACCGGCCGCGCGCAGCCACAGCTGTTGATCGGGCGTCGGGTAGGCACCCTTCTCGCGCTTGAGCTCGGCCAGGATGACGCGGCCACCACGAGCCAGGATCAGGTCCGGCAGGCCCTTGTCGCCCTCGTAGGCGGTGACCATCTTGCCCTCGCGCTGCCACAGCGGCCGAATGTGGACGACCCGCCAGCGCCGCACGTGAGCAAGATCAATGATGCGGCGCTGAAGGTCGCCCTCACTCATCGCCCACGTCTTGGCCTGACGGGTCGCGGTGGGCACGGTAGCAGGCATGTCAGCTGTTCGCCGAGAGAGTCCAGGGGCCGTCGCACTCGTAGCGCACCGACACCTGCACAGCGCCAGCCGGGATGGCGATCGGCCCCGGCTGGTTGACGCCGATGACCAGGTTGTCCTTCTCGCCACCCACGCCCTGCACGCCGCCCCAGTCGGTCGCGGTGCGACCGAAGAACATGACCGCCGTACAGGTGAGCTTGACGCCGTAGCCCGTGTGGAAATAGAGCTCGGTGCAGCCCTTCACGGCCATCTCCAGGTGGTCGTCCGTGGTCGGGTTGGGAACATGGAGCTGGTAGGCGGGCATGTCGTCTCCCTGCGTGGTTGCTGAGCTGCCATGGCTGTCGGCTGCGGGCGTCCAGCCGTTCAGGAACTGATCTTCATCGACGTTGCCAACGATGCCGGGGACGCTGGCCGAACTCGTGTTCTGCCACATGACGGCCTGGCGCATGTCGGCCAGCCGTAGAGCCGACCCGTACTCGGCGGCCCACTGCGTGCTGTTCGCGTCCAGCCACAGCCGCGCGGCCAGCGGACCGTTGAGCAGGCTGACCGAGCTGTACGCCCGGAACCAGGGGTCACCGATGTCCGCCCGCAGCTGTGCCCGGAAGCCGATCAGCCAGGAGGCCGTGGCGTTCGCGGTCTCGATATCCAGCACCGGATCGAGCTGCCACGGTGCCAGTCGCAGCTGAACGGAGAAGTTGCCCGCCTCGGCGGCCACCGCGCCCATGTCCGCGAAGTGGTAGGCGCCGACCGGCAGGCCAACCGCCATCGCCGCGTCGTGATGGGTGCGCCAGGTCGGGTCGACACTGCCGGCACCCTCGGTCGTCTTGACGTAGACGCCCGAGCAGCCAGCAGCCTTGGCGGCTGCGAAGTTGATCGTGGCGCCCTGATAGCGGGACGTGTCGAGCACGAAGCTCATTCGCCAGCCCTCCAGTCGTGGTCGGGTTCAGGCTCCAGGTCAGCGTAATACGCGCTGTCCGGCTGCCAGGGAAGCACGGAGCTGTGGCCGCGCCGCAGCTTCTCGGGAAACGCCCGTTCCTCGCGCATGCCTCTCCAGCTCACGAAGTCGGCCGTGGACTCGATACCGGGCTGCGCCTTGTTGGTGCGGATGCCGAACCCGAACTCGGGCCAGCGCAGGAACAGGCTGGAGCCGATCGGACGCATGGCGCGCTCGCCCTGATCGTTCTTGGCGTGGCCGGCGTGCGCCTCGGTGATGATCATGCAGTCGTGACGAGCGCGGATGTTGTCGATCACGTCAACGATCTTGCGTGCCGCCAGCCCGCTGTTCTCGTCCTCGGTGTGCAGCTTGTAGAGCGGACCGAGGATGAGCACGTCGGGGGTAGCCGCCGCCACCTTGCGCTCCAGCCATGCCACGTCCGTCGCGGACATCAGGTTGATGCCCTCGGTGCGGAACTCCACGAACACGTTCTTGGTGAACTCGGCGGGGGGCATCCGGTGCGTGCGCCGCAGCAGGTTGACCCGCCCGGCCACGTCACGGAAGCGCCGACGCGACTGGTCCGCGCTGTTCTCGCAGTCCACCAGCAGCACGCGCAGCTCATCCAGGCCCGGCAACGGCGCCGAGGAGAACGGGTGCAGTCCACCCGCCATCGCATACACCATCTGCGCGATGAGCATCGACTTGCCGCCACCCTCGTCACCCGTGATCAGCAGCCGGTCCTGGCGCTCGAACAGGCCGGGCACCAGCCAGCGACGCTCGTGCTCCTCAAGCAGGAAGTCATACGCGCTGGTCAGCTGCTCTTTGCGGCTGCCCTGCGCGTAGGCCAGGGCGTCCTCCATCTCGGTGCGGATGCGGGTGACGGCCTCGGCCGCGCCGGTCCGCTCGCCCGCCGTGGCCAGCGCGTCCAGCCGCTGGAGCTCGCGGGTGAACATGTCGACCAGTTGACGGCGCGCGTACAGCTCACTCAGCCACTCGGCCCAGTAGTCGCAGTTGACGGCCGTGGGGACCGAGGCCAGCAGGCTGTGCAGGTAGGGGCCACCGCCGATCTTGCCGAGGATGCCCTGATCCTGGCACTGCTGGAGCACGGTCACCGGATCGACCGGGATCCGCTTGGCCACCATGTCCTGCATGACCGAGGCCAGCGCGGCGTGCCGCTGGTTGTAGTACGCCTCGGCCGGCAGGCCCATGAAGCACTCGGTCGCCACGGTCGGCGCCGCCAGCATCGCCCCGAGCATTGCCTGCTCGGCGAGGAGATCATGCGCGTTCTCGGCCATCAGCACTCCACCTTGCTTCCACCTGCGGTGATGTAGAACGACTGCCCGACCGGACCGGGCCTGGATTGCGCCCTCGGGCGCGCTGCGGCGAACTTCTTGGCGTTGCGCATCCAGGTGCGGAACGCGGCATCCCAGTCGGCCATCAGGTTGCCCTTAGCTCGGTGGTAGTCCTTGAAGTTCTCCACCTCGGTCCTGAATGTCGCCTTGGTCCAACTACCGTCCTCCTGTGCCTGCTTGATCGCGATCGCGCTGGCATCCCAGTTCTCGGGGATCGCTGTCCGTGGTTTTCGTCTCGGCGCTTTCTGCTCAGGAACAAGATCGGCCCTGAGGAGAGGCAGCTGCTCGGGCTCCGCTTCGAGCGAAGCGGCTAGCTCTTTCTGGTTACCCTCTTGGGTCTGGTTACCTGACGGGTCTAGGTAGACCCCTGGACTAGGTGTCTGAGTAGACCCCTGGATCTGAGCTGCGGAAACTCCACTCACGCCCAGGTCGGTGCCTCGGTCACCAGGGGTCTGTCCGGGCCTCTGGTCCATCGGCATCCAGTAGCTGTTGCGTCCGAGCTTCCCGTCATCGCGCCGCGACCTGTTGGTGACGATCGCGCCTGTCGCTACCAGCTCGGCGACCGCGCGCTTCACCGTGCTCAGGCTCACCTTCAGGTCGTCGGCAACACCCTGCTGCGTGGGCCAGCAGGTGCGCTGCTGGTTGGCGTAGCGGTGCACGAGATGGGCGTAAACGCGCAGACTGTCTCCCGACACGGACTCGATCACCCAGCCGGGCACCATGGCGTAGGTCGTCTGCCTGACCTCGAATTCCTCGGCGCTCATCGTTCACCAGCCAGCAGGTAGGCCGCGAGGTAGGGCAGCAGTTCGGGGCCGAGGATGGACCGGGCCGAGTGGATGCAGGCCACGAGGTCATAGACAGCGGCTGCCTGGTCGATCGCCGAGCCGGTGAAATGAGGCAATTCAGGCCCGTTGACGCCGATTGCCAGAGACACGAGGGCCTGCGCCTCGATCTCACGGGGGGCACTTGCTACAGTGGTCACAGCTTGCCTTTCGTGTGTGGGTCTTGTGGTGAGGCTCGGTGAGCGGGGTAGCGATACGGCCGGCAGGGTTGACGACCTGCCGGCCGCGCTGCGTCAAGGGGTGTGAACCACTGGCGGTAGCATTCCGCTGGCCACAAGAGCCTCCGTAGTCGTGTGCGGAGCACCGTGGCAAGTCCTCGGCGTGAGCTGTCGGGCTCCGCCGAGGGCGCTGCGTAGCGCTCCTCGGGGTGGAAATCGGAGTCTAACTCCGTGGTGATGATCAGAACAGAACGGGCTCACCCTCGGTCTCTGGCGTGTCCTCGACCGGCTCCACACACTGGTTGGGGTCGATCTGCACCGCCCCGCGCACGCCGAGCCGCACCAGCTCGCGGGCGACCGAGGAGCCGAGCGGAGTCAGCTCCCAGACCGTCCAGGCGCTGCCCTCGTGCTGCTTGGTGGTGCCCCTCGTCGACACCAGGCCGGCATCGACCAGTTCGACGCGCCGAGGCCGCAGGCTGCTCGGTTTGATGTCGGTGACGCGGGTCAGCTCGTGATCGGTGAGGTATCCCGCGTCCAGGAGGGCGCGGAGCACGACGCCCCGTTGGGAGCCGGACTTGACGGTGATGCCCCGCGCTACTGCCCTGCTGGTTCCAGGAGCGTCCGAAGCCACCAGTCCAGGCCGATCCGCCACGGCATCACTCAGGACGGCTCCTAGGGCATTACGGAGGCTGCTTTCGATGATCAGCAGCTCGGTCTGGATGCCACCCGCGACATTACGGACATCAGACTCACGCCTGGACTGGTCGAGCGCCCGCGTGATCTCCCGAGCCCGCTGCACCGCCGAGAGCGCGTCCCGTAGTGGATCACCCACGGCTCATCGCCTCCCTCAACCGCTCGATGCCCAGCCGGGCGCCGTGCAGCTGGTTGCAGTGCCCGCAGCTCGGCCGGATGTTGCCGCGCCGATAGGTGCCACCTTCGCAGCCGAGGGTGGGGAAGCGGTCAACCCAGATCGTCGTGAAGGTGACCGTGCCGGCACAGCCCTCCAGCTTGAGCTCGCACTTCGCCTCGGTGCCGTCG